GTTTAAAATATATGTTCTTTTTTGTATTTTCATTGATTCTGGTATTTACATTAATATTTTTGATAAGAGATTTTTTAAGATGGTTTTTTAGTTTATTTAATGGTAGAATAGATTAATAATTGATTTTAACCATAATGATTATATATATTATTGGTTGGATTCTGGCATTTATTTTAGGCTATTTAATCAGTAAGGAGATCAAGTAATCCAAATAGTATTGGAAATTAAAGGTAATCCAATTCCACAACAAAGACACCGACACTTCAAGTTTGGCACATACGACCCCTGTAAAAAAGAAAAAGAACAATTCCTACTAAAAGCATTAAAAGATTATAATTATTCCAAAGGTTTTAATCATCTTCCAATATTAAATGCAGTAAATATTAATATCAAGTTCTATATGAAACGACCAAAGAGCCATTATAGGACAGGCAAGTTTGCTGATCTAATCAAAGAAAAATGGCAAGAAATATACCACACAAAGAAACCAGATATAGATAATCTTATTAAATTCACACTTGATGCGTTATCAGGACATAATGGATTCTTTCTTGATGATAACCAGATATATAGCATATACGCAGAAAAGATTTATTCAGATAACCCACACACAGAAATACTCATTGCAGATGAAGATGAAATTAAAAATTGAAATAAACACAAATCAATTCTATGATGTAGATAGATTAGTTAATCATACTGAAATCAGGAACACTATTATACGTTCATTCTGGGAAGGTTTAAAATATACAAATCATTCTTATAAAAAAAGAATGAATATTATTTGCAAGAAATTCTTCATGTCATCTAATTTAGTGGAGAGAATTATCACAAGAAATTGCTAATCACTTGAAAAATAAATAAGGTTATTTTCATATTGTTGATTTAGTATAATAATCCAAGCCAAAAGGAGAAAAATGCTTAAAAAGATTATCCATAAGCAGATAAATGATTTAATTTTTGCAGAATATAACCCCAGACAACTATCTGATACCCAATATAAACACCTTAAAGACAGCATATCCAGATTTGGTTTAGTAGATCCCATTATTATCAATAAAAACAAAGACAGAAAAGACATTATCATTGGTGGACATCAAAGAGTAAAGGTTGCAAGAACAATGGGTATTGATGAAGTTCCCTGCGTTGAGATTGACCTAACTTATGATAAAGAACGAGAATTGAATGTAAGATTGAATAAGAACACAGGTGATTGGGATTTTGATATATTAGGAAATCTTTTTGAGTTAGATGATTTACTTGAATGGGGTTTTGATGATGAAGAATTTTTGATTGATTTAGAAGATGAAATAAAAGAAGAAGAAAAAGAAGATTTTAAGACATTATCATTGAAATTACCAGAGCCTGTATATGCTTTATGGAAGCAATGGAAATCAAAAGCAAAAGAACTAACTGATTCAGATAGTGAGATTAATGCGTTTGAATATGCAATAGTAGAAGCACTTAATACTCCAATTAAGGATTAATATGGCTAAAAAGACAGTAGGCAGACCAAAGGAACATGATTTAGATATAGACAAGGTAGAGCAGTTGGCATCATTCGGTTGTACTAATGGTGAAATCTCATCTTTTTTTGGGTGTAGTGATACGACTTTGACACGCAATTATGGAGAAAATCTGACAAAAGGGAGAGAAAAGGGCAAAATTAGATTAAGACAGATGCAATGGAAAGCAGCAGATAGAGGTAATGTGGCTATGCTTATATGGTTAGGCAAACAGATATTAGGTCAGGTTGAGAAATCAGAAGTTAAATGGGAGAATCCTGTTGATGGTGTTGAGTTCATAGATGTATAAACTGCGATTCAATCAAGAAGATTATTTCCCTCACCAATGGGATTTCCTTAAATCTGATAAGACTATAACAGGGTTAGTAGGTGGATTGGGAAGTGGTAAAACACACATATTCATTCGCAAGACATTACTCAATATGTTTAAAAGAGTTAATAAGAATGGTGTTTCTAATGGTTGGATCATATATCCTACTTATGATTTAGCAGAAGAATTGTTTGTGCAGCCATTCAAAGAATTATTAGATGATATGAATTGTCCTTATGAGTATAATCAATCTAAACACAGATTCAGGACAGCAGCAGGAAACATTAAGATTTATCAATTACAGAAGCCACAAAGAATTATTGGTGCAGAACTTACATTCATTGGGTTTGATGAGTTTGATGTAGAGAGTTGGAAGAACTGCGATATGGCATTTAAGAAGTCTATTGGTAGAATGAGAGGTTCAGAAAATTGTGAGATCTACATTGTAACTTCACCAGAGGGATTCCATTATACACATAAGATATTTGTAACAGATGATAATGATGATAGGTTATTGGTTAGAGGAAAAACAACTGATAATACATATCTTCCAGAAGCCTATATTAAACTATTAGAATCAAACTATGATGAGCAACTATTAAAGGCATATAGAGATGGCGAATTTGTTAATCTATCTGCATTATCTACTTATCATACATTCAACAGGGAGAAAAATGTCAAAGAAGTCAAATATGATCATACAAAACCCATTTACATTGGACAGGATTTCAACACCGACCCATTGTGTGCAGTATTGTGGCAAAAACACTACGAGAAGCCAAACATTCGGATATTCAAAACCTACTCACTTTCCCACGCAGGAGAAGGTGATTTACTTACAGAAAGATTGTGTCAGCAAATAAAACAGGAATATCCAAACAATACTTATTACTCGTATCCAGATGCAACGGGAAGATCTAAACATAGTTCGTCTGCGTACAGCGATATAGATATTCTACGAAGGTATTTCAAGGTTAGGGTTAAACACATCAATCCATTGGTAGTAAACAGGGTTAATGCTATGAATAAAGCATTACAGGATAACATTATTATAGATCCAACTTGTAAAGATTTAATACACGATTTAGAGAGAACAACTAACAAGCCAAACACAAGAGAAATTGACAAGAGCAATAAAATATTAACCCACTTGACAGATGCACTTGGATATTCAGTAGAATGGGAATATCCTGTTGTCAAGCCTAAATTATGGAGTATAGATAGATGATCCCAACAATACAAGATTTAGTAAATAAGCAATCACAATGGAATGCACAGCAACAAGCCAAGAATAAGTGGAGAACACGCAGGGAAATGGCTATGGACTATTACAATGGAAGAACAGGAAGATATACACAGAAGTATTTTGCTGATACCTTATCAAAGAAGATACCCATTGCTAATGTGAATATAACTAAAAGAATTATAGATAGAATATCTCTTGTGTATATGGTTGCACCTAAAAGGGAATATACAAAGCCAGAGATAACTGATTACTTTGTTGAGAAAGACTTTAAGATGCAGCGATTAGAGAGGTTCACTAACCTGCTTGATAGTTGTTTGGTTAAGGTAACATTCAGGAATGGGTTATTAGACTATGATATTATACATGATTTTGAGCCTATGTTTGGTGATGATCCATTAAGACCTATTGCTTATACATATCCATTATCTACTAAATCAGAGGTGTTAGATACTACTCCTGAACTATTCGCCTATTGGGATATGGAGAATACATTTATCTATGATAGAAATGGTAAGATATATGATGATCCTGATAATCCAGAACATACTAATTTCTATGGTATGCTTCCCTTTGTTGAATGTTTCAGGGAGGGCAGACCAGAATATGCTTATTTAGATACAGAGCCTGTTAATGATGTTATCAAAACAAATACTGTTGTCAATGTAGCAGAAACAAATAAAAGTGCTAACATACACTTCCAATCATTTGGTTATATCTATGCAAATGGTAGTCAGGTTGATAAGAAAGACTTACAAATAGGGCAAGATCAAATATATTATCTGGGTGTTGATGGACAATTAAATGTAGTATCTCCTCCTAATAGTGTTCCTGCACTTACAGATAGTATCAAGGAAAGTTACAAGATGTTAGCACAGAACTATCATTTACCAACATCATTTGCAGATGGTACTACTGCTGAATCAGGAGTTGCATTGAGGTTGCGTAATCAAGAGTTACAAGATGACAAGAAATCAGATATAGTTAAATGGAATGATATTGAGCATAACTTATTTGATGTTGAACGTCAAGTATTAACTACTGAATTAATGGTAGATGCAGGTGAATTAGAATCAGTTGATTTTGGTGAAACAGCAGAAGTATTATCAGCACAAGAGCAAAGAGAACAATGGGAATGGGAATTGTCCAAAGGGATCATTGATACTGCTGATATATTAATGGCTATGGATTCAGATAGATTCCCTGAACGCAAAGATGCTATGGAATATTTGGAAGAACGGAAAGCGATAACACCAGAGGTAACAACATCTCCACTACTTGAAGCACTCACTACTCCTGTCTAATGCCTGTAAATTATACAGATCAATTAGAAAAAATTGCAGAAGATATTGCTAAACGAAGTGTTCAAGCATATTCTGATGTCATTAATGGGTTAATGGAACTAACAGAAGGCAAATCTGCACAAGAAGCATCAGTAATATTAAGTGAAGCAAATGTAGAGAATTTAATGGCAGTAAAATTAACTGCTGTATATGCAGCATTTGATAAGGGTGTGGTAGCAATGCTTGAAAACACATTTAGTAGTGTTGTATTATCAGAAGATGTATTGCAGGGATTATTAAGTGAAGCCAAAGGTTATTTATCACAGACATTTATCAATGGAACTACATCAGGTATGCGACAAGAGATTATAAGTGGTATTGTTAGTGGGTTAGAGCCATCACAAGTGATTGCTAATATGAAGGCACTTGGTTATGATGAAAAACACTTACAAACTATTGTTCAATCTGGATATAACCAATACTCTAATTCTATAAAGAATATTATGTATGATGAATTACCAGATAATGCTATGTTTGTATATATAGGTGCTTATGATGATAGGACAAGACCTGCTTGTGAGCAAAAGATATTAACATCTCCTGCAAGTAAGAAAAAGATATTAGGTGAGTTTGGTAACTTTAATAATGAGATATGGAATTGCAGACATACATGGGAAGAAGTAACTAATGATTTAACAGGGCAAGGTTTTGAGAGGAAAAAATTATAATGTTAGATAGAAAATTCTTTGAGAAATTAAGAAAAGATGTATTGCCAATGTATAGAAGGCATATCTGGATTAATGCAAAAGATGTTAATAATAAGAAGTTCCCCAAGTATAGTACTGCTTATAGTATAGCAAAAAAGAGTGGGAAATTGAAAAGAGCAGCAAAGAAGTGGAAAGATTCTACTGCACCTGCATTATCAGGGGATCTACATAATTCTATTGATCAAATAGAAACAAGATCAGATGGTTTTAAGTTTGGAACAACTGTATATGGTGCAAGAGTTAAAAATTTAGAAAAGATGGGAAGGTTGTTATCAACAAAGAAACAACCTCTACCAAAGAAGATACAGAAGTTCATAATTAAAGAAGCAGATAATTATTTTATGAAGGGAATGAAGAAGAATTTTAAAGATAAAAAGATTAATTTAAACTTATAGTAACTGAAAAATAAATAAGGTTATTTTAGTGATGTAAATCACATATCTTAATCCTATTAAAAATACTCACAAAAGGGGATAAAAATGTCAGAAGAAAGCAAGACAAACACAGTTGAGGAAACCAACGTATCAAACCCTACCACAGAAGGTAGTAAAAACAATGATATTCCATATAGCAGATTCCAAGAAGTTAATACTGCAAAGAAAGAACTTCAAGATCAAGTTGCTAAAATGCAGGAACAATTAAATACGATTGATGCTGACAACAAGGCAAAGAGGGAAGAACGAATGAAGAAGAATGATGATTATAAAACCCTCCTTACTGAAAAAGATGCAGAAATAGATAAATTGTCTGGATTTAAGACTCAATGGAATGAATACGAAGCAAGTCGCAGAGATGCGTTACAATCGAAACTGCCAGAGAATAAGCAGAAATTTGCTTCATCTATGAAACTTGTAGAATTAGAAGAATTTGTAGATATTGAAACTACAAATGCTAATAAAGGTACAGGTATTGATTCTTCCAGAGCAGGTGTTAAACCTGCACAAGCAGGAGAATTTGGTGGTTATGCTTCTGCACAAGAGTGGGCAGTTAAAGACCCTAATGGGTTTACTGACCACCTTGAAAAGACAGTAGAAGGATATATTAAATAATAATCCTACTTGAAGGCTTTGGCAGTTGATAGAGGGTTAATTAAGGTAATTAAATATGTTAAACAGATTAAGAAATTTTGCGTTACATGGTGCTTATGCAAACCAATGTATGGCAAATGAAACAGATATTGGACAAGCAGCAGGTGGATTAGGTTTAGCAGTAGGTGGTGCAATCGTTCAATTCAACAAAGTGGCAGTTATGCCACAACTATTAAATATGGTATCTTGTGTAAAGGGAACAACAAAAGCAAGAATCCCTGTGTACACTAAATTGGCTATTGCTGATGTTGCAACAGCGAGTACAGGTGCAGAGGGTGCAGTTTCAAGGAAAGAAATTGTAACAACTGCAAAAGATGCAGAAGCATTAAGAAACCATATTGATACATTAATTACTGATTTAGCAGTTCATGGTAATGCAGATGCTCTACTTGTTAATGCAGGTCAGGCAATAGGTAATGCAGTAGCATTAGAGTTTGATACACAAGCATTACAATTTGTAGATGAGTTTGCTACAACAGTTGGTGCAAATACAACAGGTATGTCAATGGCGAAATTATTTCAAGCAGTTGCAAAACTTGAAGAAAATTCTGCACCAAGACCTTATGCGTGTGTGTTACACCCATTGAATATGTGGGGTGATTTTGGTATTACAAACGAAATGGGTTCAGCAGCAGTTAATGAATCAAATGGTGCATTAAATGGTGGGAACGCAGTTGGTGCAGCAATATCATCAGCAGGTTGGGTTGCTAATCTTGGTGGTGTTAATATGCATACATCTCCATCTGTATCTATTGATGATGGTGCAGGAACAGCACAAGGTGGTGTGTTTGCAAAAACAGCAATCGGTTGTGGCTACATTGATTTTGGTGGTGGAAACTTTATTCAAATAGAACAAAGTAGAAACGCACCTTATGCAGCAACAGAACTAACAGCCAATGGTTATTTTGGCTTTATAGAAACTGTTGATTTGCATGGTGTTACACTATTAAATGAAACAGTATAATAGTTAAGATCAACTAAATATGAGGGTAGTATAATAGTTGTACTACCCTCATTATTAAAAATATGGCTAAAAAATTAAAAAAAGATGCTAAAAATATTGGAGGAACTGTTTTACCAACAGGTATAGACCTTGATCCAAACAAAGATTTCACATTAATTGAAGATGAAAAAAAAGGACAAGAAGCATATTATAAAGGTAAACAAGTTCCATATCTTGATTATATGGGTGAATTAGCAGAAAGAGAAGCAATCACTAATGGTGGCAAAGATATTTATAGAAAGACATCATTTGGAGTGTTTAGTGGGGTAAATTTTGATAAAGATGGTAAAATTATTTAATTACAAGGGGATATAATGGCTGAAAAGAAAAAAACAAAAACAACAAAAAAAGAAACTGCAAAAGAGTATTGGAAAATTACTTGTCCAGATTGGGTAAATCCTATATTAAGGTTGAAATCAGTAACTTCTGATAGAGTTTTGAAATCATTAAAAGCAAAAGATGGTTATAAAGTGGAGGAAGCATAATGCCTAACAGTTTAAGTAATTATAAAATCATAGATGTTACCCCAACTTTAAGAACAGATGAATATGCTCAAAATGATATTTTGTTTAATGCAACAGAAATACCAAATGCAGTATTGGGTGGTTCAGGTTGTGCTGAATTAATCAACATAACAGTAACGAGTGATAAAGCAGGGTGGAAAGCATTAGATGTTATTATATTTGAAAATAACCAATCATTAGATGCAGCAGGTGATCCATTTGCTATTACATCAGCAGATGGTAAAGCAGCAGGAATGTTAGGGTGGATTCGATTAGAAAGTGGTGAATTAGATTGTGGTAATTTTACTTTTTCTAATGCAGTACCTGCTGTTGCAGAAACTCAATTACCTTTTTTAATACAAGCAGCAAGTGATTCAACATCTTGTTATTTTGTAGCAGTATTGCGTGGAACAGCAGAAACTTATGGTGCTGATGATTTAACATTTAGATTCCATATAAAGCAAAAATAGTGGCTTTATTAGACAGAATAAAACATCATGAGGGATTCAGATCCAAAGTGTATAAATGCACAGAGGGTTATGATACTATTGGTTATGGTTTTGCTATTAAGGATTTGGAGTTAGATGAAGATATATCAGAGATGATTCTGATGCAAAAGTTAGATAATCTAATGACAAGAATAGGCAAGACATTTGTTTGGTGGCGTTCTGCTGATAGTACAGTAAAAGATGTGGTTGTTGAGATGTGTTATCAGTTAGGTGTTTCTGGGTTCAGTAAATTCAAAAAGACTATTGATCATTTAGAAAATAAGCGATATGGTAAAGCATCAGCAGAAATGCTTGATAGTAGATGGGCAAAGCAAACACCTAATAGAGCATTGGAGTTATCTAATTTAATTAAAGAGTTAGAGTAGTGAATGGATCCTATACAGATATTAGAACAATTTGGGTTTCCTGTATTAATTGCACTTGGGTTGGGTTATTTTCTCTGGAAGCAACAGAATTGGATTCAGCACGAACTAATAAAGGAATTAGAGGAAAGATTTAAAAGGTTAGAAGGCATTATAATAACCCTGATAAATCAACAGAAGAAGATGCAGATTGAACTGCGAGGAATTATGAAGAAGTATGAAGCATTGGTAGAAATTATAAATAAACTAATATTAAGAAATGAAAAGGATAAGAAATGAAAAAACTAACTGATTTTTTAAAGAACTTTGCTATTGATTATGTGATTAAATATTTGATTAATAATAAAGATGAAGTGGTAGCAAAATTAAATAAAGAAATTAATGTTCCTATCTTGAATGAAAAACAAGAGAAAGAATTGCTTGATGCTATTTATGATACAACACTAACAGTAGTAAAAGGAATTAAGAAATAATGATTCCTGCGTTATTATTAAAGAAGATTGTACCAAAAATACTTGAAATAGTGCTAAAACAGTTCAAAGGCATTGAGAAAATAGATAAATTGGTAAAGTATATGGAAAATGATAATGATACCGATAAACAGGTAAAATTGCATGATAAAGCATTAAAGGGATTAGCAAGTGAAATTGATGATCTCAAATCAGATATGGAAAAATGGAAGAAAAATGTCTAAACCATTGTTAATAACAGATTATGTAGATGAGAATCTAAAACTTGTAAGAGATGAAGATGGTACAGATACTGCATTAGAATTATCCAAAGATAAATTGAAAATCAATGGAGATTTAGCAGCAACAGGATATACTGATAATATAAAACTGCGTAGTGAAGCAATAGTGAAAACTGATGGGAATGTAACATTAGATTCAGGTGGAGATTTAACACTTGATAGTCATAGTGGTAATTTTATAGCAAAAAAAGCAGGAACAGAATTTAGTGCAGCAAATAGTGCTTATGCAGGAATGATACTTGGATATACAGCACTTGCTATTGATATTGGAGATGCTTCTTATACTACTACTACATCTATGGCTGTACCACATTCATCACTTCAAGTTACATTCGTAGCACCTCCATCTGGAAAGGTGGAAATATCTGTAAGTATATTTGTAGATACAGTTGCTGGAAGGAATTTAGTTTTCGGACTATCTGATAATTCAACTTATAGTCCAATAGATTTCCCAAATGCTGATGATGTAACTAATGAACATTATGTATATAAAGGAGATGAAACTGATGAAGAAGATGTTACTCATCAATGGGTAGTAGAAGGATTAACAGCAGGAACATCTTACACTTGGTATTTTGGTGCAAAAGCAGTAATAACAGCAGGTGCTTATGTTTTGAAATGGGGTGGAAATATAACAGGCGAATATGCACCCTTTATTATGAAAGCAACAGCATTACCAGCAACAATTTATACAGGCTAGGAGAATAAATGGCAGGTTTAACAGGAAAAAGTATAGCGAGTGCATATAAATCAATTTTAAGAGTTGATGACGATACTAATGGTATTGATACATCAATAGAAGCAATTACTGATGGAGAAGGAACAAAATCTGCATTAAAATTATCAGATGATGTTGTTGCAGTTGGACCACAAAATGATGATTCAACAACAGCATTTTATGTAAAGGCAAAAGGTGGAACATCCTTGCTAACAGTAGATACTACTAATAGTGTAGTCAAAGCAGGTGTTGGACAATTTAATGTATTAAATCAATATGCTTATTTTGGAATGAATAATGTTGGAACAGTTGATTTTGCAGTGAATACACATTATCCAATTTCATTCGGTGGAAGTAATGCAGGCTCAAATAATGATGTAGATTTTGGAACAGGAACAGACCCTGATGATACATTCACTACTGCTAATACAGATACTCAATATGCTTCCCAAATAGTACCTATGATGTGGTTTGTTCCAGATAATATTTCTATTGATTCAGTAACATCTATTGAGGGAGCAGATGAAGCAACAGGAGATACAACAAGGATGCATTTAAAATCATTTCAGGTTAATAGTGCTTCAACATCTTGTCTTACATCAGGCGAATTATTAGCACATAGTGCAGATACTACAAATAACGGAAATGAGCAGGTATATGGGCAAACATGGACAATAGATGAAGCAAGTGTTTCAGCAAATAAAGTAATTTTAGCATTTTTTAGATGCGATTCGGATAATTCAGATTATTCAATAAACATAACAGTAAAATATCATTTAGTTTAAGGGAGAATTATGGCAAACGTAAAAACAACATTAACAATAGCAGGAGATGGAACATCAAATTCATTTTCTAATTCAAAGAATTATACAGAGGAAACAGTAACTAAATTTTATGTAGATAACACAGATACATTTACAGATCTAATTACATTTTCACCTGATGATGAAAGTCCAACTAAAACTTCAACATCAACAGCAGCACCAAAATCATTCTGCATATATAATAGTGGAACAACAGGATTAGAAATACAGATTCAAAATACAAGTTGGACACATGCAGCCCCTGACACAGTAGATAGCGAAGCAGTATTTAATTCATTTTTATTGGGAGCAGGTGATTTCTTCTTTTCTAATCAATTAAGATTAATACAATCAAGTGCAGATAATTCAGCAGGAGCAGGAACAAATAGTGCATTAGCAGCAGCATCAGATAAAGTCGTAACAGCATTATCAGCAACAGTAGCAAAAGGTGGAGATATGGTTGCAAATGTAAGTGGATCTCATAGTGGTACTGCTGTAACATTAACAATAGATGATGGATTTACAAAATTTAGATCAGGAGATTATATATTCTTTGATTTAAGCACAGATGATGTTGCAAAAGTTATATCAGCTGATAGTAATGATTTGACAGTAGAAAGAGGTGTTTTAGGATATACTGCCCAAACTATTGCAGATACTACTGATGTGCATATGTATGCAGGTTCTCATTTACATGATAAAGGAACAGAAGATGATAGTGGTGTTAATATCAGAACAGATGCAAGAGGAAGATTTAAAGGTCAGTTATTAGGAGATAGTGGAGCAGTTCCAAGAGGAACAGCAGCAACAGCAGTAGCAGGTGGTATAGTGCCTGGATCTGTTACTATTCAATTCCCATTACATGGTGCTTATCAGAATTTAGGGTTGTCAATCGGTTCAACAGATTCAACAGGATTAGCAGTATCAACTGCCTATGAATTTAGAATTACAGATAGTTTAGGTACAACAGCAGATATAGCATTTACAACAGATTCTTCTGATGTATCTTGGGGAAAAGTTATTGAACTAATTAATCAACAATTTATTGATAATAATTTAGATTACACAGTAGGCATTGTTAATGGAGATGTAAGATTTAGTGCTAAAAAATGGCTTGGTGGGGATAGCCTGTCGTTAGTAGATCCAGCAGATGGTACAGAGCCATGGGGTGTTGGGAATGTACCAGATACAGCAGCAAAAGAAGGAACTGTTAAAACAAGATTCCCTTATGCAACAGTTACTGATGTTCAAAGTGGTAAGAAAATCAAGAATACAAAACACATGCTAATTGATGATGGAAATGGAAACTTAATTGGAGATATTGGTAGAGGAACTATTGATTATGATTCTGGTGTGGTTGATTTTACAGGATTATATAGAGCAGAATTTAAAACATCATTTAATTATGGAGCAGCACACGCAGGTATTCCAACAAGAGCAACAGCATTATCTAATATGGTTAAATTGATTGGAGCAAGATCTACTAATAAATATAAAAATGGAGAAGTAACAGTAATTTGTTACTCATAAGGAGGAGTTATGCCAAAAGGCAAGGGAACATACGGAAGTAAAAAAGGCAGACCAAGAAAGCCAAAAATGAAGCCAAAGAAAAGGAAATAGAATATGGCAACAACTTTTAAATATGCAAGTCAATCAGACTTAAAGAATTACTTTAATAACTTTGGGGATTTTGACCAGAAGGTTCAAATATATCCTACATTAACATCAGGAAATCTACATTTATTTAGAGATTGTGGTTATGTAGATACATTTTTTATAAATGGTGAAGAAATCGCAGCAGCACAATCAGCAAGTGGTGATGTTGATTCAAATGGTGAATGGTTTTATGCTTCTGCAACAAATCAATTAGAATATTATAATAGCAATTATTCATCTACTACTATAAATGAACAAGTATTTGAAACAGGTGTAGATTTTTCTACATTTGCAGATCAACAATTAGTTAATGCTTCTATGGAATTGAATAATCTGTTAGATGCAAGATTCCAGATGCCTTTACCTAAATCAACACAAATTAAGCAAGGTGCAGCAAGTGGATTAGCACCAGAATATGATCCTATTATAATTAAATGCACTTGTTATTTAGCAGCAGCAAATTTAATACGTTCCAAAGATGTTATGTCAGAAGAAGGTCAGTTTTATATGGATATGGTTTCTAATGCAGATGGAACAGGATTAGTTGATAAATTAAATGCAGGACATATAAAATTATCATTTGAAATAGATAACAAAGATAGTCAAGGTTCAATCAGAGAAATTACCAATACTGCTACCATGTATTTGATAGAAACAGAAGGTGAGTTTTATGGTGGTAAGAATGGATATGATTTATTGCGTATAACTTGCACAACATTAGGTGCTTATGGAGTGGCTAAATGTAAAGTTGAATATTATGGGAGTGATAAGTTATTTGGTAGTGAAACAACAGATAATATAGTTACAGGTGGCATTGATTATTGGAGTGGTTTAGGTGGTATCGGTGTAAGATTTCAAGGTGCAGCAATGGCAGTAAATGATCAATGGGAAATAGAAGTATATAGTGAAGGTATGGAAGAAACAAATTCAGTAGTTAGAAACATAAGTTTATATAGATAATGGCAATTACTTACGATAAAATAGCATATAATGAAGTAGAATTAGGGTTGAGAAGTGTTATATCCAAAGAATTTCAGAATGTATATATTGGAAGTAATTTTAAGATGCTTGGAACTGAATGTATAAAGATTGAATTACTTTCAAGCACATCAGTTGAACAAGCAACTAATTTTGAAACACGAGAATATGCTTTAAGCCTGCGATATTACTTTAAAGCAGATACAAGTCAAGAATTAATAAATAAGTCCGTAAAAGGCAAAATTGATAGGTTAAGGAAGCATTTATTAGATAATCAAGTAGATACAGATAATAATTGGGCAGCATTGATTGTAGATGAAATCACTTATAATGTTCAAGATGAAGAAAATGAAGAAGAAACTAATCTACATATAGCAGAATATGAAATTACTATACAACATTTTAACCATTTTACATAGGAGTAAATAATGGCGAAATATAAAGCAAAAGCAGGATTTAAAGATTTAGAAAATAAGTTTTTTGGTATTCATAAGATAAATAATTTATTAAAAGGTGGTTCAATAGATATAACTGATTTTGATTCTTTGCCTGAATCAGTACAAAATGAATTAGAATCATTAGAAGCCAAACAAAAAAAGAAACCAAAAGTAAAGAAAAAAGGAGTTAAATAATGGCACAAGCGACTAACTATTTTCCAAGCCAGAATGTTTCGGTTTGGTTTGAAAAAGAAACGAAAGTAGGCAGAAGTCAAGATGATACTGTTGATAATGCAGGGTTGAAAAAATTACAATGTACTGCTTTCACTATTCCAGAAGGATCTGTTCCTGTTGAATATTCAACACAAAGAGCAGGTCAATTTGTAACAACTGCAAGTCAAGGACACCACGCAGAAGGAACAAAAATGTGGACTTTTGACACTACATTAAGGGGTACTTCTGTATCAGTTTTATTAGCAACAGAAGCAATATTTGAAGATGCTTCAAGTGAAGCAGCATTAAATAATGATTATAGTTTCCCAACAGCAGCATATCAACATGATTCAACATCATCTCCTGCTACATTCAATATAAGATTTATTGATGCAGGTGCAGATGCAACATTACACAATGTAGTTTGTAGAGGTTGTGTAGGTACAGGATTCACTTTAACAGAAGATATTGGTAGTGAGGGTGGAGAACTTGTTTGCACAATCAGTTGGGCAACTGCTTATAGACCTGATAATACTTCTGCACAAGCAGATGATGATATTACTTCTGCTGGATATGATACAGAAACACCAAAAAATATCAGAAGTTTAGCATCTGGATCAACAGGTATTAATGGTGGTACATTAGAGGAATTAGTGATACAATCATGGGAATTATCAGTAACCAGAACATTAGAAAGAATACATTATGCAGATAATACAAGTGGTGGATTTGAGCCATTTGGTTATGCAATGACAGGTGGATTTGAAGTTACAGGTTCTATTACTGCAATCAGGAATGATGATGTTCACGACTTAATTGCTAAATTTTATGATTCTAATACAGTAGATATTAATATAGCAGAAAGTAGTAATTTTGCAATAGCATTAGACAAGTGTTTGATTAATGAACCAACCATTGATAGTGGTGGAGCAGTATTAACTGAAACAATACCATTCACAGTAGTAGGTGCAGATGATATAAGTTCAACTACTAAAATGTTAGGTATAACAATAGCATAACAAAGATAAGGATAAATCTATGTCAGTAAAAGTAAAAGCAAAAGAGAACCAAGATTTCAAGACATTTCAAATAGAGATACCTGAAATAACTTGGAAAAAAAGATGTGAATTAAATGATTTGATGATTGATAGTTCTAATAATGGCAATACTCCAAATTTTACATTCTGGGGTGATATATGTCTAAAATTCACAAATCTGAAAGAGGAAGATTTAAATAATCATTCAACTGATGAGATCATAGCAATAGCAAATACAGTATTTGAAGTTGCTAATTCAAAAAAAAAATAGCAGAAATCCTGTTAAGGATTAATGTTTGGATTAGTTGTAATGGAATAGAGAGAAATGCTTATACTGATGTAGAGTTCCCTTATTCTGCTATGTCATTATCTAAAAATCAATATGTTGAATATTGTGATTTAGAAGATGTATATGAAGAATTAATAGCATTGTATGACAATGCGTTGGAAAAAGGATTTGATTTGGGAAATGCACTATATACACAAGCACCATTCTTTGTAGATTATTTTTTATTATTATGTGAAGAATCACAGAAATTGATAAAAGATTATTTATTCTGCAAAACTTTTAATTGTCCTCCATATAAATCCCTTGAAGAAACATCAGATGAATTGAAAAATAATTTCTTAATTATTGATAGTGAATATAATAAAGTGAAAACTGAAAATCAAAAAACAAAAATGGAAGAAAACAAATAATGGCAGGAAATACTTGGTTTATTAATGTAAAGTCAAAAGGCATTAAAAAAACAAATAGAGATGTTAAGAAACTCAAAGGCAATATGGGTGGACTTAACAAAACTGTTAGAAATCTTGCAATAGGATTTGGTGCTTTATATTTAGGAAAATCATTATTAGGTGCTGCAAAAGGTGCTATTGAAACAGCAGGACAATTTGAATCATTAAGAATAAGATTGAACAATATGTATGGTTCTGTTCAAAGAGGTGGACAAGCATTTGATGAATTTAATAAGATAGCAGCAACAACCCCATTTCAACTTAAAAATGTAGTAGAAGCAGGTGCATCATTAAAAGCATTTGGTGTAGATGCTGAAAACATGATCAAACCTGTATCAGATTTAGCAGCATTTATGGGTGTAGATGTTGTGGAAGCAGCACAAGCAATGGGTAGAGCATTTGCAGGTGGTGCTGGTGCAGCAGATGTATTAAGAGATAGGGGTATTTTACAATTAATAAAAGATTCGCAAGGAATAAAAGATTTATCAAAATTGACAATCCCAGAGTTCAGAGATGTTATGGTGAAAGCACTTTCAGATCCATCAACAGGTATTGTAGGTGCAACAGATAAATTAGCAAAAAGTTGGGAAGGTACAATATCTAATTTTAAAGATGGAGTAGATAGATTAAAGGCAGCAATAGGTACTGCATTAATAGCAAAATTAAAGCCACTTGTAGAAAAAGTTAATGCTACATTATCAAAGATGGGTGAAATAGGGTGGGATAATATAGCACAGGCATTTGCACAGGAATGGAAAAAAATATTCAAATTATCAGCAGACATTGCTGTTTTAGGTGGTGGTGCTATTGGAAAATCAATTTTGCTTGGTTCAAGAAATGCTTTAATTGCAGGTTGGGCAGAAGGCGTTGGGGGTACACTTGTTAAATTGTTTGGTCATAAAACCCATATAGATGCTATTGACAATTTCTTCATAGATTTGTTCGGAGGAACAGGTGAAAGAAAATATCAAACATTCATAAGAGAATCAAATGAACAAATTGTAGATGAACTTTTTGATGCTATTGACAAGATTCTTCCAAAGATGGGATTAATTGCTGATGTTATTATTGCAGAAGCAGAGAAAATAAAAGAAGAAACATCAGGTATTATGGACGATGTGCTTTTTACTGCACAAGATCCTAATTTGTTTGGAATGCCAGAGGGTTATTGGGGAGAACAATTAGAACAATTCAAATCCATTAAAGAAGCAGAACAGAAAATCTATATGGACAGTTTGAAAAGCCAAACAGATGCGTTCAAAGCAGCAGGGGTTTCAGATGCAGATGTAGCAGAATGGGTAGCAGAACAGAAAAAGAAATATCGCAAAAAAGATGCAGATGACCAACTGAAACAAGCAGGTCAATTGGCAGGATCATTAGCAGCATTAAATAAATCAGCAAAGGGTTCAGCAAAAGTAACAGCAAGATTACAACAAACAGAAGCAATAATAAATACTTATGCAGCAGCGAATAAAGCACTTGCCACATATCCACCTCCTTTTAGTTATGTAGCAGCAGCAGCAACAGTAGCAGCAGGATTAGCAAATGTAATTGCTATATCACAAGGAATTAATGATTTTGCAACAGGTGGTAGTTTTGTTACAGGTGGAGAACAGATAATAAGAGTAGGAGATAATCCAAGTGGTAGAGAAATTGTTAATGTTACTCCATTAGATGCAGCAGGTGAACCTACAAATTCAGCAGGTGGAGTTAATGTAACATTCACAGGCAATGTAATGAGTGAACAATTTATAGAGGAACAAGCAATTCCACAGATAAAAGAAGCAATCAGGCGTGGTGCAGATATAGGGATTGGATAATGTTTATATCAGAAGCATTTAAGCAAGATACATTATCAAAAAATACAAAAATAATTCCATTAGTAATTATTGAAAAATATATAAGTGGTGGAGATCCATATGTTAGTGGTGAAACAGGTGAGGAAGGAACAACTGCTATCATAATTGATAGATTTGGATTTTCTACAAATAATATTGAGTTAATAGAATCTGCACCTGTGGGAGGGGTTGCAGAGCCAAGAATATATTTCAAGCCTTTATTGATGGGTTTACCGAAGTTAAAAGAATCTATTGATGTCAAGACAGGAAAATATAAAATATCCTCTGTAACATTAAATTTAAATAATTATGAATATGGTACAAGTAGAATATCAGATTTATTTACTAATAATTTACTTTTAAATGAAATTGTTTCTATTCATTTAAAATCACAATCCTGCACCACAATTACTCCATCTGTCAGAAATGTGAATACATCATTAAGACAAAAAGATTGTGCTACAATATATGTTGGGAAGATTAGAAGGGTTACACATACAGACGAAAAAGTTACGATTCAACTTGAAGATCTAACTGAACAAAAAATTCACAAAGATTTGCCATCAGAATATCTTGGAACTACTGATAATAACCCAGACAAATATAAAAATAAGCCAATCCCTATGATATATGGTCATGTAGAAAATTCTCCACTTGTAGGTGAAACAAGAGATGGAAGAATGACATTTATTCCAGATTATAAAGATATTTATAGTATTAATGATTCGTATTTTTACATTGAAGAACAAACTTGGCTTAATGGTGGTATAAAAATCTATGATGAGGGGTATGTAAATTTATTAAGAATGGTTCAGAATGTATTTGTTGTCAATGAATTTACAGATGATGATGAAGAAGATCTTAATGATGAATACGCATATTTTGATGTTGATAATGTTGAGAGTTTTAGGCAATACAGTATAAATAATGATAATTCTATTTCATTTCAAAGTGGTGGTTTATGGAGTGTAGATAGAATACAGGGTTTAAAATCAGGGAAACCAAATGTTGTAAATTTTTTAAGAACAGAAGCAGAAATTTATGAAAATGACAATTTAGAATTTATAGATAATAATGATTACCAAACAATTACAGATAATAATAATGCTACAAATATTAT